ACGTAGTACGTGTAGGTACCGGTTTGCAGCAATGATCCAGCAGCTCCAGCATCAGCAGGAGTTACAGTTGCGGGCGATGCAGGTGAACCTGACCGTGCACGTGCGGGGCGGGTTTTGCCAGAAAGGAAACGCGAAGCTTCCAAGCTAACAATTGCACTTGACGTCCACTGGGTGCGAAGATGAGCGCCGGTAGCTTCTTGAGCAGAACCTGCGAGCATGATACGTTCTTTAGCGTGTGCGATTTTGTTATAGGCAGATAGTGAGATCGGGTCAAGGACCAAACGATCAGCTGCGCCCATATTCATTGCAGAACGAACTGCGGAATCTTCGATAATGGACTGGGTAAGAGTTCCACCAACCGAGAGGATTACAGTCTGGTCTGAGCCAAACTCAGCAAACATAAGATCTTGAGTATTTTGTTGCGAATCCGACTGACGAACTTGGTTGTCCAAGCCGATCATATTAGGAACGCGTGCGATTTGAAGCGGATTACCGTCAAATACGCCCATGTTAGAGAAATCTGACTGTCCACGGAACAAGTCAAATTCGATGTCTCCAGCGAGTTTCATCGCAGCATCAGCAGCAGCGCGGTCTTCAGCTTTTACGCCGTCGAAAGCACCGATCATGTTAGCTGCAACAGTTACCCGACGAGTCGTGCTGTAATATGCCATTGGCACAACTGCACGTACATAGTTCGAGACGTCTTCTTCGCCGATTCCGCCTTCGAACTGGGCAGATCCACCGAAGATACCGTAGTCAAGCTGACGGTTAAACTGGTGAAGTTGCGATTTTACATCTTTGCTAGGCAACATCTTTTGAAGTTTGATGTGGCTGTCGTCAAAGGTGACGTTATGCATGACGGGGGAAAGATCTTCCACCATCAAAACAGCACCTTGTTCTAGCTGTCCAGGAGCGGCATTGTAGCTACCCGCTTCGAGCGCTTTCATAAGTGACTGAAGTTGTTCGATCATTTTATTATCTCCTTATTTTACCGCTGCTTATTTGAGCAGGTGGCTAATACTATTTACACTTGCGTTGCTCAGATAGAAATTGTTAATTGCTTCTCTATCCGATTTTGTTAAACTTGGGTCCGATGCTTTTTTATTCAAAATGCTGACAATTTCAGATTTTGACATGGGAGTCGTTCCACTTTCGTCTTCGCTTTTGGCGATAACGTCATATGAAGTAACCGCCTTACCTTGGGGAGCGCTGGTCTTCTTAGCCAATTTGGTCAAGAATTCAGTAACGCCATCCAAAGTCTTTTGAAGAGTTTCGCTCTTAGCTTTTTGAGCTTCGAACTCAGATTTTAAAAGTTGAACTTCTGAATCTGTCTCTGATTTTCCCATTTGCACGCCTTCCACTTTACTTGCGGGAGATTTTGCACCTGGAGAACTTTTAGGAGGAGGAGATGCTGACATCTTGCCACCATTTCCACGCCGCTCTTCATCGCTTTTCTTCAATCCCACGTTAATTTTATCGCCGTTTGCATCACTAGCAGGGCTTTTAGCTCCGAGAGCATTTTTCTTAAGTCCTACGTTGATCTTCTCACCATTGGCAGCGCTAGCAGGACTTTTGGGTCCGAGAGCGTTGTGTGGTTCCGAAGACTCGATGCCATCTTCATTCTTTTGAACATCAGGATGCGAATGACTATCAGGGGCTTCTTTGCCTTCAGCGCCATGGGGCGGTGCAGGAGCAACTTCTCCTCCGGACATTCCACCTTGACTATCCAAACACTTACGAACTGCGTCATGATGAGCTAAAAGCTCAGCTTTACCCATCGACATATACATTTTATGCATATGCTCAAGATCTTCGTCGTCGTAGTCATGGCCTGCTTCAGCACCTTCTTGATGCATTGCAGGGGCTGCTTCTTGGTGTTCTTCACCTTCAGGAGCGGCCTCTTCTTGGTGTTCTTCGCCTTCAGCGGGAGCTTCTTCATGCTCTTCCTTGGGTTCAGATTCTTCTTCATGCTCAGGTTTGAAGTCTTTCTTTTCGTCTTCAGACTTAGCAAGAGGTTCAGCAGCTTCTGACTCAGCTTTAACCAAGTCAGCTCTGAATTCTTTTTCTACAGTATCAATGAGCTTTGCAAGCTCGTTTTCTGTGTAGTACATAATTTATTAAACCTCCTTAAAAATCCTGTGTAACTTTTACGATTACGGATTCTTAAGCGGCCAGTAAAGTTCGTCGAGTTGCACGAAAGGGGTACCTGCGAAGGTAGCATCACTTGCGCCTGCTCCATTAGCAGCTTCGAAATACATTTGTTGGATTCCAGTTTTAACACATTCAAAAATAACAGTCATAAGATCCGAGGTAGCAACCCAAGTCTCATTTCCAGCTGCGCCTAGTTCCCATGCGATCTGGAGTTGGAGGGGAGTATATGCCAACAGGGGGTTGCCGAACACGTCGACAGAAACCATGCTGATTTGGGAAATTTTTACAACAACTACAGGGTTACCAGTGGTAACAACGCCATTGTGCGAGATAACGATGCCTGGCATGCCATTTGCATCAAAATACTGAGTAATAGTGTTCAAACCTGCAGCAGTGGAAGGAAAACGTTTGGACAAATGGTCCGAAAGGTCTCTAATGAATGCCTGTGGCTTAGCGGTTGAAGTGATCATTGTTTTTAAACTCCTTATACGCTATGGGAGCCATAGCTCTGAATTATATTGAATAGATTCTTGCTTGAAGATTTTATTGACTAAAAACGAATAGTTATGGTATAATATGAATGAAGGCGGCAATCTTAGTATTGTCGAACAAAAACCTACACCTTTTAAGAAAGTGACACATGAAAGAACGGGATATTACAGGAAAAACCTTCAGTCAATTGACTGGAATAAAAAAAGTAGGCCACCACGTTTCGACTGGAGGAATTAGCAGTATAAAATGGCTTTTTATGTGTGATTGTGGAAATGAAAGAATAGCTAGATCTAATGATGTAATGATGAAAAAAGTTAAAGCTTGTAAAGTTTGCACTAAAATAAAAAGAGCTGAATCTAGTAGAACAAATGGCGAATTCGGTGGTAAAAGTAGGGAGTTTGGTTTTGAAAATGCTGCTTTTAGAGCCAGAGCTTCTCATTTTAAGGCAGGAGCAAAATACAGAGGCCATGAATGGGCACTAACTCCTGAGGAAACCTGTGAAATAATGAAACGCGATTGCCATTATTGTGGCCATCCACCGGCTATGGATTACGATTATATAAAAGGCAGGTCTGCTAAACATAAGAAAAAATTACTAGAAAAGAACGTTCCTTTTATGATTATAAAATTCAATGGTTTAGATAGAGTTAATAGTGATTTAGGCTATACAAAGGAAAATTCCGTGCCATGTTGCGCAGATTGTAACTTTGCTAAAAATGACAAAACTGTAGAAGAGTTTATGGAATGGCTTAATAGAATTTCAAATTTTCAGGCCAAAAAACTGAAATAAATTAATATCTTATGGCATACATCGTCTTTTAGCCAACAATCTTACCTTAAGAGGTAAGATAAATGCCAACTTATATTGACGGTATTGGAGCTTCTGAAAACATTGACAGTTCTGGTGAACGAATCCTCATGGCTGGATTGGACATTACTAGCCTAACGGTCGATGGGATTTTCAACTACGAACACAAAAATGATCAACCATCTCAAATAGTTGGCAAAGTTCTTAAAGCAAAAAAGATATTCACTGATAAAGACTGTGAAGACGATAGGCAGAAATATTATTGGCAAAAAGTACAAGTTCCCTATCTATATGTAATGGGCGAATTATTTGATGATTATAAAGACTCAGCCAAAGACGTAGCTGGCATGTTCCGCTATGATGCTGCCAAAAAAGGTCAAAACGAACGAAACGTGATGAACTTTTCTGTAGAAGGTGCAAAAATTTCAAAAGAAGGAATGGATATAGTCCGTTCTATAGCTCGTAAAATAACCGTGACCGTACTGCCGTGTAATAAAATGGCAATTGCTGAAATGGTCCCTTCAACTGGAACCAAACAAAAGGATGACATGGACGGTATCTTTAAAACTGAATCCATGTTTGAAGTAGAACTCCTTAAATCTGGCGGAGTTGAGATATCTTTGATAAAAGCTAGGCCTATGAAAAAAGAAATAGGCATGGGGTTGTCTTCTGGTGGAGATTCGTCGCTTTCTGGCGGAGCACCTACCGGAACTAGTGGAGGAATGCTAATGTCTGAAAAGAATACAAAAGTTAAGTCAAAAGGCCGAAAGATAGGCGCCACCAGCACCGGCGTAGACATAATGAGCCATGGTCCTGCTCATGAGTATGGTTTTAAAACTCCGCAAGAACATACGGAAGCCGCTTCTGCACATGAAGCTGCTGGAAAAGCATCAAAAGACGTAAGATGGAAGACTCATCATGATAATAAGGCTAAAATTCACGCCAGATTATCGCATGGACTTGAAACTCAAGCTCGTGAACGTACTGAAAGAGCTAATAAGCTAAAAACTGTACCTTCTTCTAAGTCCCCAGTAACTGGAAGTGATAAGAAATTATACGACCCAGAAAAAAGTGGCAAAATTACTCCTCCTGGCCCTACTAAGAAATCTGAAGAAATGAACAAGGCTGGTGGAGTTGGTCTGGATAGAGAAACTCCTAAACAGCCAAAAGCTCCGGCTATAAAACCTCAAAATATCAATCGCCCTAATGCTGGATTCGGAAGAGTCATTGGTATGGGCATAGGCGGAGCCGGTATGGGCGGAATGGGTGCCGGAGGCGGCGGAGTAGGTAAGTCTGAGGAAAAAGGAGTACATAAACCTCTTTTTTCTAAAGATAAAACCGCAACTCCTGGTCTTAAAGCTGGCCAAGGTATGAGTTCAATGGGATATAATGTTAGGCATCCTAGTCCTACAAATGTAGGTCACGCTAAGGCAAAGGCTTCACATAATTTAAAACAATTGAAAGAAATGCCCAAGCCAAACCTCACTAGATCAGAAAAGATGAAAAAGGGCCTAGACGCAGGTTCTGGCAACGCAGCTCCAGGCGGTCTTGGTGGCGGAGCAGTTTTAGGCAAAGAAGACATGTCTGGATCTATGCAAAAAGTTGGTAAGCCCAATAAAAAGAGTAAATGGCTTCAACGCGCCGAACAAGAATATGGTAAATGGTCCAAGAGAGAAGAGTTCGAGAACTACATGGCTAAGCGTATGCCACATCTCAAAAAAGGCGAAATTCGGGCGATTGGACAGACTATCTGTTTGAGTAAATCTCTTAAAGCTGAAGAATCATTATCTAAATTGAATAAAGAATCGGCATCCCAGAATTACCAACATTCCTGGATTGCAAAAAAAGAACAAAAGTAGTATTCTGTATTGGACTGCCAGTCTGGAAGTGACAGCCAGGATCTTAGGAACGGTACAGGATAGTGTGTAAAAACGAGCCGCCGCGCACACCATAAAGGGGAGAGGCGTCCCCAGCAGTCACCTTTAAACTGATTTATCCATGACTTGATCAGTTGAATGATCATAATTGCCATCCCAAGCGTCTGGCGCTGATGGTCTAGCCGTAGACGGCACAAAAATCCTTCGTCCAGAGCTTGGTGCGCCAATTTGATAATGCACCCATCCTTTAGTCCAACGAAAATCTTCCATAAAGATTCCCAATTCTTCCATAAGTTGTAAATTATTCAAAGTCCATTTTAGAAGTTCACCGTCTGGATCTGAAAAATCTACGGCGAGTCCCTCCATATGTTTCGAATGAGCGGCGGCCCCTGGAGTGGCATCGTTTATTTCAGGAGGTCTCCATCCAGAATTCACCTTCATAGGCTTACCCCAGGCATCTCCAATTTTATTGATTGGAACCAATAACTTATCTAGGTTGTCAGATATTAACTGGGAATATTCCAACGCATATTGTTTGTCTCTGCCCATAAGCAATTCATCCTTGCTTACTTTAAATACTGGAACTTCTATTTTTGCTGTATCTACTTCCAATGGAATTTCCACAGAAACCATAGGAGTGTCTCCTTTTGAGAAAAAACCAACTATAAATTGTACAATTTGTCCTAAAACTTGATCTTTGTCTATTGCCATACATTTTCCTTGAGTTTAACCCTCTATATTGGTATTCTCTAATAAGATTGGAGTTTATCGTGGAAGTAAAAGTATGTAGCATGAAATCTGAGTCATTTAGCAAAGATTTCATGGATTCTATAATAAATACGGGATTTGCAGTTCTCACAGATCACGACGTAAACTTTGATCTTATAAAAAATTCTCAAAATGAATGGCGGAAGTTCTTCCTATCAGAAAAGGCACAAAAGGCTAGATTCATAAATAAAGAAAACCACAACATGGGCTATAAAGGCTTTGGAAGCGAAAAAGCCGTAGGAGCCAAGGTTTCTGATTTGAAAGAATTCTTTCATTGGCGTCCTGGTGAGGCTATTCCTTTGCCGTTGATAGGCTACAGCCTAGACTTATTCTGGAAATTAGAATTCCTAGGCCAAAAAGCTCTGTATATTATAGATAACCATCTCGGCGGTTCAAATAATTTTCAGTTGAATTGTCGAATGAGCGAAAAAACCATATTGCGCTCTTTATATTATCCTCCGATAACTGGAGAAATAGCTACAGACGCAGTAAGATCTGCCCAACATGAAGATATTAATTTTATTACGTTTCTAGTTGCTTCTAGCTCATCGGGTCTTCAGGTATTAGATAAAACTGACAAATGGCATGACGTGCCTTATGAAGAAAATTCTATCGTGTGCAATGTGGGTGATATGATGCAATTAGCTAGTAATGGACTGTATCGTTCCACTACACATAGGGTTAAAAACCCAGAAGATCCTAGTATTGATCGTATATCTATGCCATTCTTTATTCATCCTAATCCAGACATGGTCTTGGCACCTGGAATTACTGCTAAGCAATTTTTGGAAGATAGAATAGATAAAATTTACATGTTGAGGGCTTAATGGTTTTTCCAAAACTTTACAAGAAAACATCTACAGGCGCAATTCAATATTGGTCTACCGAGGTTACCACCCAGATTGGCCAAATGAACGATGAAGAATATGCCCCAGAATGGGGTCTAATCGTTACTAGATTCGGACAAGTTGATGGTAAAGAGCAGATAACGAATGAAACTATCATTGAAGGTAAGAATATTGGCAAATCTAATGAAACTACTCCATACCAACAAGCCGAAAAAGAAGCAGAAGCTAGATGGACTAAACAATTAAAGAAGGGTTATGTAGAATCTATACAAGCCGCAGAAGCTGGAGAACTTGATAAATTGATTGAAGGTGGTATTAGCCCCATGTTAGCTCACACATTCTCCAAACAAGGGCATAAGATTAAATACCCATGTTTTGTACAGCCAAAACTTGATGGAATCCGCTGTATTGCCATAATCAAAGACGGCGGATGTACCCTTTGGTCTAGAACTCGTAAACCTATAACCTCATGTCCTCATATTGTAGCAGAGCTTGAGTCTATTTTTGCCGCTATAGATATAACATTAGATGGGGAACTTTACAATCCAGATTTCAAGGATAATTTCGAACATATTGTCCACTTAGTTCGCCAAGAAGAACCAGACGAAAACTGTACTGATATCCAGTATCATATCTATGATATAGTTACCGAAGGTAATTTTAGCGCGCGCCATGGCAGTTTTATTGGAATGGTGGACGCTGCTGGTTTTCTTGATTCAGAAAGCTCACTTAGATTTGTTCAAACCGAATTAGTCAGAACGGAAGACGAAGTAATGATGTTTTTTGATAAATACAAATCTATGGGGTATGAGGGCGCCATGTTGAGAAACATGGATGGCAGATATACCAATAAACGTTCGTATGATTTACAGAAAGTGAAAGAGTTTCAAGATGCAGAATTTGAAATTGTTGATATACAAGAAGGAAGAGCTAAACTCAGTGGCCATGTTGGAGCTTTCGTCTGTAGAACTTCAGACGGTACAGAATTTCTTGCAAAGTTGTCAGGAGATACTAAAAGACTCAGAGACTACTTTAACGATCATAGCCTCTGGAGAGGAAAGCGTCTCACTGTGCAGTTTCAAGGTCTTACCGGAAAAAATAATGTCCCCAGATTCCCAGTCGGGATCTCAATCCGAGACTACGAATGATAATTATGACTCTTGGGATAATGTGGATTAATATAATTATATGCTCAAGATAGGATTAGACATCCATGGCGTGGCAGATGAGATACCGAAGTTTTTTTCGGAATTGTCGTCTCTTTTGGTATCTACAGATAATGAAGTTCATATCATTACGGGGCCTCCCATAACTGATGAATTTATAAAAGAACTCAAAGGCTTAGGCCTGATGTGGACACACATATTCTCAATAGTAGACTTTCACAAATCATTAGGAACTGAAATTTCATACGATAGCGATAACCAAGCATGGTTAGACCCCTATTCCTGGGATAAGACCAAAGCCGATTACTGCCAAAAAAACGGCATACAGCTTCACCTAGACGATTCGGATGCATATGGCTATTTCTTCAAGACTCCATATGCTAGGTTTTATTCGAAAAATAAGCGCAAGCACTATTCAAGAAAGGACTAAGTATGGTTGTCCATAAGCGAATGTCTCTTTTTGATGCCCCAGAGGGATCTTATCTCGTACATTCTTGCAATACTGCCGGTATGTGGGGAGCAGGAATAGCTTTGGAGTTTAAGAAGCGTTTTCCTCATGCATTTGCCGTATATGAAAGAGCTTGTCAAGGAAATTCCAAGTTTGCTTTAGGTAAAAGCTGGTCTATTCCAGATGGTAAATATACCATAACATGTCTCCAGACGTCTTCTGGCTATGGTAAAAATAAAGATTCAAAAGAAGACATACTTAAACATACTGAACTGGCACTTCATTCATTTTTAAGCTACATAATAGCCGAAGGAATGGGTAATACCAATAATAGACGTAAGCCTATATATTCGAATAAATTTAATTCGGGACTTTTTGCCATTCCTTGGGGAGAGACTGAGGCTATTTTGATAAAACTTACCGGTGAATATGGAGTTGACTGGATAGTTTGTGATGTTGTATAATTTAAGATCCTAGTAGAGGCGACGACTTGAGACTACTCTTAAGTCAGGTGGGCGAGACACTCCCTTAAATCGGGAGGGTGCCACAATAAGGATATCGCAATCCGGTTCGCCTTATTTTTATGTTTTAAGCCGAATCTCTTCCGGCAATCGAAGAGCCCTAGCGGTAGGAGTAAATATGATACCGTTCCATTTTAAATCTAAGGATAATGATTTCCTTGGAGTAATAAGATTAACCAAGTCCAGAAGGGACAAAACAAAATGCAGAGCGCATGTTAGCATTGGGTCAGATTGGGAATATGTTGCCGAAGTTGAATGCGGGGATACGTGGGGAGACATAGACCAAGCATGGTTTTTTGCAGCATGGGCATACAGTTACGGACATATGGATGATTGGTTTGGTATAGACAACTATGAATTGCCTAACAAAGAAATGAATATTGAAGAATTCAATGCCATAATAGCGCCTTACGGCGCCAAACTCAGGGTTTGGTAATTATTTTCTTTGTGTTCCGTGGGCATCATAATCTTCAGAATGATATTTGAGTCTTCCTTCTTTATTGAAGCCGAAACCCTCACTTAGATAAGTCAAAGTGCATCTACAATGAGGGTGCAATCCAAAAGTAGAGGGCGACTCTTCGCCGCGTTTATGATAGCCTTGATTTAGTTCGCTAAATTTCCAAAGTCTTGGGGTCACGCCATCTGGCATTAAGTGCAATCGTTTACATTCATTGCAGGTAACATTATCCCTAACAACTACAAAGAATACCGTAGGATCGTCATCACCTAAATTTGCCGCAATGCGACTTATGTTCATAAGTGTGCCTACATTGCGTAATTTTGTGCTTTCAGTTTCTGCTATCATCTTTAAGCCAGCTTTGGCCTTTTTCATTTCTTCGGCTATGATCTCGTTTACTTGATCTTCCGTAACTCGTTGAGCCTTTATGTTGGCTTCTCTAGCTAGGGCATCAATTCGTTCTGCTATCCTAGTTTTTGACGTTATCTTCAAAGAATCCACGTATCCATTGGCACTTTCAAGTAAGTTCTTTAATGTATCTTTTTCTAGTTCATTAGGCGGCTTGTTGTTCATAGCCTGCACAAATAATTCAGGAAGCCCGTAGTTTCTACGAGAACTTATTACAATAGATTTTTTACCTTTAATACTGGGCAATTCGCCTATGAATTGCAAAGCTATGCTGTCAAACATTTGCTCGACAATGCCTGCAATCTGCTCTTTACCAGAACTGCTTAATCCGAACATGGATTACTCTTTCTTGGTAAGACCTTCAACCGAAATGATTTGATGGATGTTTTTAGCAGCCTTATGTTCTTCTTCTTCCCATTTCTTCATAACGTCGTCCACTATCTTATGTTGCAAAGAAACAGCAGTTTTAGCATTGCTATTCATATTATGTGAAGCTTGTCTGCTCAATTTAAAAGCCGGTTTGTGTAAAGCTTTCGAAATGCCATTTATAGCTTCATAGGACTTCTTAAGTTCTATAGCTTGCAACTGGGATTTCCTAAAGGATTTCAGTTCATGCAAGGCTTTAGCCATTTCTTCTGGTTCAGACTTACCTAGCATACCTTCAAGTTTAGCGATGTGTTGATCTAGTTCACTACCATCTGGATGCTCTGAAGCAGGCTCCATCTGTTCTTGCCCTTGGACCTGAGGTTCTTGGCCCGCTTCTGCGGCTTCCTGTGGTGCGCCGCCTTGACTAGGATCTCCCATAGCCGCAGCTTGCTCTTGTTCCATAGCCTGCTGTTCTTGCTGTTGTTGCATCATCTGATCCATTTGAGCTTCTTTAGCACCTTGTTCATATCCAAGGCGAAAGGCCACGTCAACTGAATGCATATATTGAAGTTTAAGTTGTTGATATTTTGCTTTATAGCTAGTTTCCATCTTCGCCGTCCTCTTCATCTATAGCATCTTGAATGTTCATCTTCAAGAAATCCATGGCATAAGGCCTTGGAGAAAAATACGCTTGAAGAACTATAGGATTACTTTGTGCTACTAGTTGTAAAAATTGTAAATCAAAGGGGTCACGTTTATATCGCAGTATGGGGTCCACGAAAGCCGATGGATCATTAAAGAATGAAGCTTTAACATCTCCTACGCTCATGTACTTATCTGCAACGATTTGCCAACGCTCATTGAATGGGAAAGCGCCGCCTAGATGCTTGCCAATTGGATCTTTATCAACCTCATCTAAGGTTTCATCCATTGTCATGTGCAGGGCCATATCCTGTTGTAACCGAGTGGATTCTTGCTCTTTTGATTGGGCATCAATCCCGGAGAATTTAATTTCGCAGATCTTAGCCAATAAAGGATCAATTATGGGAAATAATCGCTGATTAAAGAAAATCTGGAATTTTAGGATCAAAGGCCTCAAACCTGTATCTCTAGCTGCGGTAAGCTTGAACTCATTGCTGCTTTCAGATAAAGTCTGTGAGTTAGTACCGCGAGATAGGTGTGAATAACCAGGCAATTCGTCAGGGCTTATGCTAAATGCAGATAAGATGTTCCTTGCTACCTGGTCATAAGTAAACTGAAAATCTGTATCTCTAGCGCCCTCTCCAACCATTGGCAACCACGAAACGTCATCTGTAGCACCGATACCAAAGATAGGCGTCCTAAAGCTATTTCCTACGTTATTGATAGATGCGTTGAATTGTAATTTTATGGTATCAAGTACTGCCTGATCAACTTCATCAGATTTGATTACTAGCATACCCTTAGAAGCTCTACCATTCTGGAAATACAGTTTTATATAGGTATCTATGGAGATATGAGTAGTAATAGAAGAAACCGCAGTATCTATGGGACTTACAGGATATCCATTGTGCTCAAGATCAGTTGACGGAAATAGGCTAAATACTAGCATCTCATCATGAGTAAAAGCTTGGCGAGGGACGCCATCTATGATCTGTAGCCAAGCATACTGATCTTCTTTGAGTTTTTCAATGTCTATATTGAGCTTTTCGCCTTTTATACTTTCAAGCATAGCAACTGCGACTTGACGTAAATTATTGCCTACGTATTCGCCCTTGCGTACCGCTCTATAGATAGTACCAACATCTATCGCGCGAAATCTATGGAAAGGATAATTCCCTTCTTCATCTGGATCGCCTGAAAGGTCATAGATAACCTCTGTAGCGAAACGTCCAAACGCTAGACCGTTGCGGGCCTGAATATCTAAAAACTCTGCAAGTGTAGTTTTTTCTTGATGCTCTAAACCATCGGTATGTCCGCAGTTTAAAAGGATCTGTTCGAATTTTTTAATGCGTTCGATTATTTTTTCATGGTGTTCGGGTTTGACTATCTTCCAGAATTCTGGCTTGATCTCAACTTCCATACCTATGTCAAAACGGTCGCCACGTAGATGGCCGAAAAGGCTCATCATGCTTCCGCGTGCTCTCAAGATAGAGGCAACCAACTGATCCGTTACCCTGATCTGCTTGATTACTTCGTCGGGCAATAGCCTGCGTTTAGATTTATATAAACCCAGGTAGTTATCTGATGGTGCAGGATTTTCCGTAAACGCTAATGCCGGAGCTTTCTTAGAAGCTGATCCAGTGGCAGATTGTAACGCATACAACAATGGAGTAGAGCTATTGGTGTGATCGTACCCAGCTTTTTTCAGAGATTCGTCCATACCACTAGTCATGGCAAAAACCATGTTGTTCTTATTGGCAGCTGTAACAATTTCAGCAGCGGCTTTCGAAGCCTCTGCCTGTTGTTGCATCTTTGATGGATCTACATTATCTGGCATTGTACACTCTTTATATCATTCGGTTATTCAACAGAGGCAAATAACAGATTTGCAGCATTAGTGCTTGTATTTAATACAGACATGCTGTAAATTGTAGCCTTACGTAAGTACATTCCAGGAGCAATGCAATTGGGCGATACCCATGGTTCTACGTCGCCTGCGTCTACCCCATTTATTGTAAGTTCGCAAGTTTGATCTGTTTCTAAATAAACTAGATTCTTAGCTGATTCGTATATGGCAATTTCAGTAGTTATAGGGCCTTCTTGAGGAAGGATAGCCGTAGTATAAAATTGCAGGGAATTGGCAGAAACTGAAGTAACTAGATAGGATGCCCAAGAAACTTGGGAGAATCCAGAAGAAATTACAAGCGTATCATTAATCTGTACACCGGCAGCACTATATATCTGCACCTGAGATGCAAAACCAGATCCTAAAGCTATTGGACCTTCTGCAACAGCAGAAGGATTGGCAATAGAAAAACTAGTAGCAGTTAAGGCTATTATTTTCCATTCGCCTTGATTTGAAACGTTAAATAGATTTCCTATTCTTACTTTGTCTCCAACAACTACTCCGCCAGAAATTAAATTGAATTGCGTAGTAGTAGATCCACCGGATAAAGTCAACGCAGAAGTTACTCCGCTGCTCAGCACTATCATTGCTGGGTTAATTCCGCCAGAAAGATTTATAGAAGTCAAACTTGTAGGTACTTGAGTGCCATCTCCTGATGCGAGTTCCATTCGATTGGAAGGCATGTTGATATTCCAGTTAGCTATCAAAGTATTAATATCAGATAAGCCATCGCCGATTAAGAATGCAAAGTTACCTAAGCTACCCACGTTCAGTGCTTCTAGGGTAATAGAGGTAGACAGCCCAGGAGGAGTTCCAGTAAAGGTAGCATTTGTTCCTCCACTAGGTACTTGAGTTCCATCGCCAGAAGTTAGGGTCACTTGATTTGAAGGATTTGCGGTATTCCAATTAGTTATTAGTGTAGAAATGCTAGAAGTTCCATCGCCAATTAGCAATACAGAATTTCCACCTGCTCCAATAACGTTTGCTGTAATAGTTACAGAAGTAGCCGTTCCAGTGGGAATGCCAGTAAAACTTGCGAACATGCCAGCATTGGGAATCTGCAGTCCACTTCCAGCCGTAAGAGTCACCTGATTGCCTGGATTTGCTGTATTCCATGCAGTGATAAGGCTATTTACGCTTGAGATTCCATTGCCCAATAAGGATATAGAATTGCCAGCAGATCCTGAGGTATTCGCTGTAAGAGTTACACTTGAAAACATTCCAGGAATATACCCCATGAACGATGCAAATGTTCCAGGGGTTGGCGTTGAAAATGTCGCAACAGGACCATTTAGTGTAACTGTTACCTGCGTAGTGGCATCTTCTCCAGTTGTACGAGGAGTTCTAAAATTGGGCAACGTTCCACCCACCGCCGTGAGCGTATAGGTGTTTGGCATCGCAACGCCTAAAGAGATAGAGTATTGGGTAGATGTGTCCTGTAATAGAGTACGCGTTGTATTAAAAAGAGTTTTTGACTCTCCAGGAGCCAAGGTGAAGGGCATAGTCTGCCCAGCGTCTTGTACAGGGATGCCATTAAGCTCTCTGGTCCACTTAATACCGTTTCGATCTGGATTGTTAGTGCTATGAGGATCGCTGTAACTATTGAGAAAGAGAAGCATATTTAATTTTGGCAAGGTATTTCCTTTCGATCTAGGACTCTGTTAAGATTGCCAGTTTGCATTAGAAGTCCCAGAACATGCCGCCTTTACGGCCAGTTCCACCCCTATATTCGCCTTCGCCCAGTCTTTTGGCTATTTCGCCCCTCATTTGCTCTTCTGCCTCTGGATTAGCCTTTTGTTCTGGAGACATCTCTTCTGATAGGGCAGTCATAGGTTTATAGGGCCCTTTTACTGGCCAGAGATTTTGACCTATATAACGCAAAGCATCACATATATCTGCTACACCCTGCTCATCATCAGGCTTCATAGTGACGTTGCCTTGGCCATCTAATTCGAACCTATGCTTTACTATTGCCGAAATTACCTTCTTAGTATTGGGAGTTTCTACAATCTTGAAAAGTCTTTTTCCTGCAGCATTTACAATTTTAGAGCGTATGCTCTCAATACCGCCGAATACGTCCTTGGTAAATTTCGGTGATTTCATTCCGTTCTTGTTGAAACTGAGAAGGTGACTGGGCATTGCTGTATCGCAGAACCATCTTTGTACATTATATTTGTCCCTATAAGCTTTTGCATTTTCCAATACATCGGAAAATTCTAAGCCAGGAGCAGCAAAGCAATCTATGATCCACGCTTCTCCGGTGGGTAAGGATGCTGCTAAAAGTATCACAGAATCGTGTGTGAATCCCCAATCGACGCCTGCGTATATAGGAATTCCTGCTTTTTTGATTTCATTTAGAAGATCCATCTCAGAAACGAAAGTTCTGGAATTTGGTCCTACTAAAGTAGTGTAGGCATCTATTAAACTAAGCACATTGCCTTTACCTATACTAGATATGAACCTAGGATACACTAAGCCTTCGCTTCCAGGCTTCCAGCACATAAGTTGGGCTTCTGCTACGTCTACGTCATTTTCCCTAAACTTCTGAATAACGGAATCAATTGGCTTAAAAAAACCATCAGATGAATTTGGCTGTTTGTCAGCAAGCCGCTTTCTGCACACCGGCAACAGAGGACAAGTTTTACAACCTGCATAGGCATCTTTTACAATATCCCATTTAGATTTTTCTGTATCTGCCAACAATCCGAATTCTTCTACAGATAATTGCTGAAGAGGTAGAGATTTTGCCACATAGCGATCTTCTTTCGGAAGATCTGGCAAATGCCTAGTCTCGTGGCATCTTTCTGTAACATCTATGATGTTCCAACGAAGAATCTTATAATTCATACTGTCGGCTTTTTCAATAGCTTGAGCCATATTACCGAAAGCATATTTGCGTGTAGATAGATATACAGTAACGCCGTGTATGCCCTTGCTATAGCCAGTAATGTTCTGACCTTCTTTTAAGGCTTTGGGATCGGCTAAATCTAGTTCATCTAGGAATAGGGCATTAGAATGTAAACTATTCATTCCCTTAGGATTACAGATAACGATTTTTATAAAAGGGAATTTACCTTGTGGGGTCTTGAATTTTATTAGACGCTTATTCTGGGTAGCGTTTGTCCAACCAGCATATTCTAGCAATGGCCGAATCTGTAGCATGAAGCCTTCAATATATTGAAGATTTACAGATGCTTGAGTTTCTACTGCTGCTGCGTGACCTATATCTAATTGGAAGTGGAGTAATAGTAGGATCTCTAATATGGAGACGGATACTGTTTTCATGCCTTCACGGCATGACATCAAGATATAGCCAGGATTTTTGTTGCCCGTGTTAGTCTTGAAAGTATTGTAGATTTGAAAGATGGCATCCAACGGCGAACTGGTGCTATCAGGATCTACAGAGTCCTCTGGAATCTCTAAATTTAGGAACAGACGTACCCAGTCCTTCAATTCGCCTTTGGACGAAAGAGGAGAGAACATTATTTCTGAAAGTTCCTTTTTCTTATCTTCTGATAAAAGCCTGAAATCCATTTATTTCCTTACGTACGTAAATTTGCCTCATTTTGATATTGATTAGGATTTTCTGTAGCTTTCATAAAGTCCGAGTCAGCTCTAGCCTCTGCGCGTTCGAATATGTCATCTCTAGGATAAACTACTAATCCTCCCATTGTACCTAAGATTGTGGCTAAACTAACGGCATTACTCAGGGATTCTGTGATGGCTTTTGCAGCATCAAACAATCCTAGGTCTTCTGCCTTACCATAAGCTTGATTTTCAATGTCATAAACTATTGAACTATCTTCTATGAGACGGCCCAAAACTTCATGTATATCTTCTTCGTTGTAGCCAGCATTATCCAGAAGTCTCTTTGGAAGTTCCATTAAAGCAGGCAATAGGACTTCTCTAGCAGGATCTCCTTCTTCGAGTTCTTGGGCAAGTTTTAGAGCTAAGTCTATAAATATTCTACAACCACCTGGAACTGCGCCATGGCCTATTGCACTACGAACAGCACACACGGCATCTTCACAGCGATCATGGGCTTCTTTGAGATCAGCTTGAGATCCACCATAGATTGTAAGTTTTGCAATACCGTTTGTAATCTTTCCAATACGTTCTTGTAGGAATATACGGTCTGCTTCACTTTCGGCACTATTCATCATAGTAGTAAGATCTGAAGCCCGTACTTCTACGTTTGTAGGATCGGGATTGCCGACTACCGTAGATCTAAAGCGATAGCATTCAAAACTTTCCATGCTCTTTCCAAGTTTATCAAGAGTTACCTTGTTAAGTTGGTTGGTTAATCCAAATACGCTAGCGCCTGTGAATGCTGCCAAGTCCAAAAGGAAATTCTGCTGGCTATTAACCATCTGATTCATCGGCGTAATAACTGGTAATACGTTAATTGTATTAGGATCTGCGAAATTCAAAGCAAAGTTGGTCAAGATGTTTTCGCTAAATCCATGAGCAAAAATTACAAGATTTTTATAATC